CCGGTTTTAAATCAAATCTAGATGCATATTGTCTATCTATTTTATTTCCATGATTAAGATGAAAAACCGGCTGATCTATATAATCAATATCAATATTGTTTTTGGGCAAAGTTAATAAATCGTCAATAAAGTTGTTTTTAAATTTTTTATACTTTATAAATGGTATACTTTTTGTTTCTTCTAAATCTAACCACTTGATTATATTTATTGTGTCTCCTCCGCCAACTATGCATTTATCATATAGAGGGTTATTTAATAATGTTTCTTTTTTGGTTATCCAAGCTATACCTGGATTTCCATAAACAAAGTCTTCTGAAAATAGCGTTTTTTTATAACCATCTTTTCCGCCAGAAACAACGACTTGTTTTGAAATAGAATCGTGTTTAAATGTATAAAATCCATTGTATTTAGTATGATTTCTAGGTAAATAATGAACAGAAGAGAACGGTTGAATAAATAAGTTTTCTTTATTATCAATTTTTTGTTTTGCTTGTTCTATCCAGTCTTCTTCTGAAAAAAGAATATCTCCATCAATAAAAGAAACATATTTTATATCATCCGTTAATTTTTGACAAACATAATTAATAACCCTTTCCTTCTGCCATAATAACTGATCTGTTTGAAATTTTATAGTTCCTGGAAATGGCAAATCAAAACTACCATTTGTAGAAATTTCTATCGGTATAATTATAGCATTATATTTTGATAGATTATTATGACATATATAAAAATTATTTAATAAGGATTTTCTTTTATAATGATTCCAATAATACATTATTATTGCAACATCATTATTTATCATACTTTAACCTTTATATTTGAAGTGTAGTTTTGTAATGATATATTCATAACTTGAGCTTCTTGCAAAGAAATACTTCTGTTAAGAAACACGCTAAAAGGGAAATAAGCTAAGTATCTTGTTTTAATTGAATTTTCTATGTCTTGATGAGTTGAGTATACAACCGCATAATTTTCATTGTCTGGAATAAAGTTATCATCAACAAAAGTAACTCTATCCTCAAGACCAAATCTTTGTAACCAAATTTTATTATCTATAAAATCAATTTTATTTTTTGGTTTATAAGAAATAACTTTACATCCAGCTTGTGCTAATATTAACAAATCTGCTGCGGAAGAACCAATGTATATAATATTATTATTAACTATCAAACTGGCTAAATCTATATAGTCATTATTAAAACTTCTATTTGGAACACCGTCAGGAAACACTATTGGAAATTCTAAAAATTGATGTTCAAGTTTTATATTATCTGTTGCTAAATTAACTTTCGGCCAAAAACAAACAGTATTACAAAATTTTAAAAATTGATTTAATGTTTGAATTATTGAATTTCTATCATGTACTTTTTTAATAAACTTTTTTAAATGCCTTGAAGAGATTAAAAATGGGCCGGTCGTAGTTTCTTCTATATATGAAGTAGTTGAGTATTCTGATGATTTACTTTCTGGCATTGGACCATTACATATTTTTAAAACAGCCAAATCAACTTGATATCTAAGCAACGGTTTCCAAGTTGATAAATTGTTATAAACATGCGGAGATAGCTTTTGAGAATTTTCTACAAAAATAAAGTATTCGTAAGAATCTAGCAAAGATGCTTGCTCTAAAAAACTATAAAAATATGAATTTCTATTTTCTTTTTCAAGAGATACAACTTTTCCGACAAAATCTGTATAATTTACATTGCTTGGAAATAATTTATTTTGAAAGCAAACTAAATTTGTTAAGGGTTTTGTTCCAACTCTAAATTCTGTTGATCTAGCATTACATACTGCCATGTTTTCCTCCTAAAAATATATTATAGGAAGAAATCGGGAATGCAATAAAAAAAGGCAGAGCTTTCGCCCTGCCCTTTTTATTTTTATATAGGTCTTATTAGAAACCGCCCAAGAGTACACGGCGGTTATCGAGAACAGCGAAACCGTGTTCACCAAAACCGTACATACCCATCCTACGCTGACGATGGAAAGTAGGATCTTCAAAGATCTCGATTTCCTGACGAACAGGCATAACGAAGCTGTCACGCTTCTCAAGGTCAAGACCAACGACCAACTCGCTCTTGCCAGACAGAGAGCCAGACAAGGTAGAGGTGTAGTAAAGCTGGTATTCCTGACCAACACCAAGTTCATCAATCTCATGAAGATTTACGCCGAAAACCTGAGATAAACCACCTTCCTGAGAAACAAAAATTTCTCGGCGGGTGAAGTCATCAACTTCGTTAATATCCCAAGTGCGAATATCTTCCATAGCTTCTGGAGATACATACAGATCGGTAAGCTTTCCACGATTAATGGAAGTGCTGTTACCACCAGCATTCCTACGCATCACGGTCTTCATCAAGGCAATAAGCCTCTTGCTGAAGTAACCAGCGGTAGCAACGCTGTCAGTCACAAGAAGGTTCCTACCTTTACCAGCAGCGATGATTACATGCCAACCATCATTATTGTTCTTGCGGGTAAAAGAAGCTTCAAGGGTCTGCATTGCACGACCAACAATATCCCAACGAGCATCACGAAGATACTTAAGGGAGAAGTCGATGGAAGCACCAACTTCATAGGTCTGTACAGTCAGATAATCGCCTTCAACATGGCGTTCTGGAATACGACCTTGGGAAGGAATGGTGTAAGCGATGAAGTCCTTCTCAGAACCTGGAGACAGGAAATCGAGAGGGAATTCAACAGCAGTACCTGGCTGGAAAACAACCTGTTCAAAGATGTTTCCAAGAATATCGCCCTTCAAAACGCCTTGGCGCAAAGGAAGGGTAAGAGCCTTGGCAAGTTCCTTCTGAGCAGCTACAGCAACTTCATAATTGTTGCTACCAGCCTGTTCAGCAAGTTTAACCATTTCTGGAGTTGGGGTCTTCATGGTATTAGTTTCTCCTCTTTATTATACGATTGGAAGGTCAATGAATACTTTTGCATACCCATCAGAATCAACTCCACCAAGGAATTGACCGACCTTTGGAGTTCCAGAGGTCTGAGTATCGGTTAGCAAACCATTAGCTGCCAAATAAGCGGATTCGCCAGCTGCTGGAGAAACCCCAGAAGCGATCTTATCAGTAACAACCCATCCCTTCGTAAGAAGAGGAACTTTTTCGCCAACCAACTGTTCATCTTTGTGCCAGTTGCGATGCTGACGAGTAATGTCGATGGACACTACATCTGCCAAGCAAAGACCAGCTGGAACAAGGCCGGAAGGATTAGATGCCCTAGTTACGGTAGCTACATCATCAGCCAAAGCACCGGAACCGGAAACGCCGAATACCAATACTTCGCCCTTTTCAATTTCGATATTGCAAAGATTGCTAATATCGGTAACAACAATGTTGCGATCTGGTTTAAGAGCCATGAGAATGTTTCTCCTTATTCTTCGTTCTTGCCAAGGTTTTCAGTTTCAACACCAAGATAGGCAGCGATTTGAGAAGCGACTGTCTGAATTGGATCTGCATCATTTGCAGGAACATTCAAAGCAGCTTCTTCCTTAACTTCTGCGTTATCTAAAACTTCTTCAGTTGCGACTACTTCTGCATTGTCCTCTTCTGCCATTACAGTTCTAGGACAAGAGCAAGTCTCTTCTTTTTCCATTTCTGGATTTGGCATCATTTCAGCTGTTTTCTTAAGCATCATGAGTTCTTCATTCAGCTTTTTAGCAGCAGCTTCATATTCAGCCATTTTCATAGAAAGATAATCACTCTGTTTGGCAATAACGCCAGCAAATGACTCATCTTCAAGGTTGTTCATGAATGACACAATGCCTTCTGCTTCTGCCTTGGACATGCCAAGCTTTTCAGAAACAAGAGCAATGCGATCACTCTTTTTCTTCTCTTCTTTCATCTTCTGCAATTCTTCAGTAGCTTTGGTAAGCTCCTGCTGCATAAGATTTGCCTTGGCAACAGCTTCAGAAAGTTCAGTCTCTAGTTTGGCTGTATTTTCAACAGCGACTTCAACCTTCTTTTCCATTTCAGCTGCCTCGGTCTTTTCGACAATCTGTTCAGACATTGAAAAATTCTCCTTAACTTCTGGAGTCTCAAGACTTTCATACCCCAAATCAACTATTTTTGCTTCGGTTTGTAGTATAACGCTATCTGGGTTGGCTGGTTTACGAACTAAGCCCTTTCCAGAAAATATTATATTTCTTAAAACACGGCCTATCTTTTGATTTCCGTAAACACCAGTTCCGCCATATGATCTTAAATACTTTGTTAAAAATGAGGTAGCCTCATTTCTTGCTATAATTCTGGTTTTTTTACCATCAGTCATAGCATAATCAAAGTTGCTAAACAAAGCTTCCATCGACACAAACCAAGTGCCATTAGGGATTTGCGTAATTATATCATTAATCTGCAATTTCTTTTCTTGATTTTCCCATTCTTTATAAATTACAGCAGATGTAACAATATTGTAATTTTCTGGAGGAGTATCAGAAGTTATAGGCGAACCATTTTCATCAACTGGATAACAACCAGTAATGTGACCAATGATAATGTCTTGATTGTGTTCAAGATTAAATGGTTTATCTTCTGGCGTACTTCTAGCTTTCCACATTTCCTCTGCATCAAAAACATCATCGTTCTTATTCCAGCCTGTACTTACCAAAATAGACTTTAAATAAAATAAGTCTTCTTGGTTTTTATTTTCTGCTTTTGCTATTTCAGCTATTGTTTTATTAAACTTGTTATTAATAAATAGCTGTTCATCAACAGATGATTCCGAAGCTACCATATCAAAAGCTATGGAATTACTAGCTTTTACAAATTCGGAAACACCGTCTTCAATTTCTGTCTTGAATGGTTCAATCATAGTGTCACCTCTTTTTAAGAAATACACCAAACCAATTGAGTATTCTTTTATACAATGGAACATAACCGCTTATGCACAAAGAAATTGTATCTATTTGAATTTGAGGTTTGTCTGCAAACTGAGCTAAAAACTCAGATGTATTTTTTGAATCAAAATAAAAATTATCAAAAAATCCATTAACTTTCACTTTTTTTAAATTATTATAATTCAAACTTTTTGGCCAAGCAGCTTCTAAAACATCTGGGTTATTATTATTTATTAATGGTGGCCAAACATCTTGATTAGATGTAACTGCAAAAACAGCAGTTTTCCATGCGTTTAACATTTCTGAATTCCACTTAAAAACAGAAGCATCAAAACCTTGGTTAATTTGTTTTTCAAAAATATTATAAGCCATAGGACTTACTTTAGTGTCTGTGGCATGAACAATTACAAAACAGTCATTTCCGTTTTCATCAAAAATAATTGGTAACGCTTTTCTAAAATTAATACTTTCATAAAAACTTGTACTTCCTGTTTTGTCTACTGTATTTCTATAAATAACTTTATGTATTAAATTATTTTTTTGTAATTCATCTAAAATCCATTTTTTGGAAATCTCTGGGTCTGCCCATAAAACATAAATAATAGGATGGTGTTTAAAGAAAACTCTACATCTATAAATATGCTGAACATTATCTATTAGTTCATGATATCTGCGATGAAGAGTTATCAATATTATCGGTTTTTTGTAATCCGATTGTGTGCATCGCATATACAGAAGCCTGTATTTTTCTAGTTATTTCTGATGTTGGTAAATTGCCAGTTTTTTCTAAATACTTAGCCATACAAGTTTTAAAGAAGTCTTCTACATCAGTAGGTATTTCAAGTTTCTCTTTTAATGAATTAAAAATAAAAGTCTTACTAATTTTTTGATCTGGTTCTGTTTTGCATAATAGAGCAAACTTAATATGTTCAAACTCATTTATTTGTGCAACAGAAAGATCTCTTAGTGTTTTCTTGTTTATACTCTTTAAATAAGCTGGCTGGACTATTTCTGCTATAGTCTTTTGTGTTTGCTCTGCCCAATTAAGCCTATCTATAAAATCAGATGCCATAGCTGGCTTAATCACTTTTCTTTTTCTTGGCAAGCTATCAGTTTTTCCGAGAGGTCTTCCCTGTCCAGATTCACCTTTTGGTTGCTCATCATTTTGATTAGTTGGATTTTGCGCCGGAGCTATAGAAGATGCCGGAGCTTTTATGCCAAAATATTCTGGTGGCAAAATTCCAAGTTGTGTAAATATTTTTTCAACAGCTTCTTTATGCTGCGGACTATGGAAAGGAGATGCCTTTGGAGGTAGCATATCTTGTTTTCTATAATCTCTTTCTCTTCTAAGTCGAACACTTTCAATTTCTGGTATAAGATTAAATCTTTCTTGAACCGCTTCCTCACTAATAAGATCTCTATCGGCAAGTTCAATCAACAATCTCTTTTCTGCTGCTTCATCTGATAAAGTTTGATGGTCAAATACTATTTGGGCTGGTGCTTTAAATCCCATAGCCATTTGAACAAGCTTTACTTCTTTTTCCCAAAATTCAGCAACTACATCACGGCCATATTGAAGTCTTTCTATAAGAGTTCTCAAACTTATATAATTATTTGAAAAGCCAGATCCTCCTGGCAAACCAGTAAGTGATGGCGGAATACCAAGTCCGGCATAAATAGAATTTAAAATAGGCTTATATTTTTCTTCGCCTAAAAAATTAACTAAATCAGTTTTAGTTTCAACAACATCAATTTCTGGACCCCAAATAAGATCCATGCTTCCGCCACCGACATTATTTAATAGCATGTCAGCAAGACGATTAATTGCTTCTTCGGTTGGCAAAATACGATGTTCAAGCGATCCAAGCTTCCAAAGTCTGATATGGCTAATAGCTCCATCTAAAGCTGCTAAATCAGCTAATTTCATTTTTTCCAACATTTGCAAATCTTTTAGCAAAGCATATAACATCGGCTTTGCCCATACTTGCCAATCATCACGCTTGTAGTATAAAGCTACAGTTTTATTTACATCTAACGGAATTAAAAATCCGCCACGAACTGCATAATCATCCATTTCACTAGGTAATGATTTTACAATTTCTTTTTCTATATCGGATTTTGGATTTTTTATTTTTCTAGAAAAACTTTCTGTTAATCTAACGCCAAATCTAAAAGCTTTTGGGCCAATAAATGGAGCTACTTCTTCGCCATAAACCTCTATTGTTGTTGGATTATATATAGTATATTCCCAAGGAACTTGTGACTGTTTTGGTTTTTTAATAAAATTCTTTTTTGTTTCAGCTGCCATACCCTTTTGGATAATGTCTATTTCTTCTGGTTTTAATATGGCGTTTGCTCTTTTAATAATTACATTTCCTGCACGATATAAAAGATTTAGTATTCTTTCAGTTCTTTCTTTACCTCTAATTTTCTTGAACCACTCTTTATAAAACTTTTCTATTTTTTGGTTTGGGTGAACCAAGTCAATTCCTTGGCAAGCAAATTCGCTCATCATATCTACAGTATTGCGAACAATGCCTATTCTTTCATAAGCTTGCATACAGGCCGTCATTATTTCTTTATCACGGACTGGTATTTGTTCATTTGGCCTAAAAAAGTCGTAATCCCTACGATCAAAGCCTTCACGAACAGAAATGTTTGGAGATTCAATGTTTTTATAACTACTTGTACCAACAGTCTTCTTAACTGCTTGGCCATTATTATTGCTCTTAGCAATGGCTTTTTCTTTAGATTCTAAGTTATTTTCTTCCCAAGTAACGAATAAGTCTTTTTTATCGCTCATGTTTATCCTGCTTATTAAATTGTAATTAGATCATAATTGAATTACACCGAATCTCTTCTTATAGCTTCGCCATAATTTCCGCTCTTTTTCAATCCTTGGTTAAACCATTCTGGGGCTATATATAAAGGTTTGCCTGTATTTTTGCCAGATAAAGAATTAGAAAATCCACCAACAGAAACATAATTGTCTTGGACTATAGTTCTTTGTATTTGTCTAGCTGTCATATTAGCCATAAGCAAAGATGAATATCTATCTTTTCTTGTTCTGCTTCCTCTTATCTGATCTTTAAAGTCTGGAGTATCCCATCTATCTCTACCACCAGATGTTAATG